GTTTACTTCACCACAAGAGGCGGAACAATTAGCCGAAATACTTGGCTGTAAAGGACATCACACTCACCAACTTCGTGATACAACCCTCTACATGCCTTGTGAAAAACACGACTTCGAGACTTACAATGATTATCCGCAAAGTGCTCGTGAAAATGCCTGTAAAGTTTTAAGATGGATTGACGAACACGGACGAGATGAAGTAAGTGGTATGGAACTTACCGGTTTACAACGGGCTAATTCTTTATGTTCTGGTGAAAATATCAGTGAAGACACAATCGCTCGTATGGCGGCTTTCGAGCGTCATCGTCAAAATAGCGAAATAGCACCTGAATTCAAGGGTACACCTTGGAAAGACAAGGGGTATGTAGCTTGGCTCGCATGGGGCGGCGATGAAGGTATTGCGTGGGCTCAACGCAAGTTAAAACAAATTCGTGGTGAAGAAATGGAAATTGACACCGCTGGTTTATCCCCCTATGTAAATCAAACAGGAAAAACAATAAGTGAAGAAGTTATGATTGAACCTAACCCTTGTCAATCGGGTTATGTAGCCTATGGTACAAAAATCAAAAATGGACGGGAAGTTCCTAATTGTATTCCTGTTCAGCAATCAGCACAATTTGGTTTACATCAATTTTCGTTCAATGACGAAAAGATGGAAATTACCGGTGCTGCGATAGTACCAAATAAGTTTATCATCCGTTATGACAATTTTATGCGTCCGTATTATGTATTTTTCAGTAAGGAAACTACAAAAAAACTGGCAGATAAGTTCATGCGTGATAAATTAACGGATTCAACTAATCTTGAACATACCGATGTGAAAGCTGAAGGTACATTCGTAAGTGAAAGTTGGATTGTTGAGGATCCCTTAAATGATAAGTCAAACGCATTAGGTTTGGACTATCCTGAAGGGACTTGGGTCGTATCTATGAAAGTACAGAATAAGGAATTGTGGGACGACATCAAAAAAGGAAAATATAAGGGTTATTCAGTCGAAGGATTTTTCGAGGAAAAATTACTATTTTCACACGAGGACATCGTTCTCGAACAAATAAATCAAATTTTAACTCAAACAAATTATGACGAGTAAAGAAGCGTTAGCTAAAATCGCTAATTTATTGTCCTTAAAGGGTTTTCAATTTTCAACTTACACATCGAAAGACGGGGCTGAATTCCGCGTTGGTGAAATGATGGTCGGCGAGGAGATTTATGTAATTACACCTGAAGGTGAATTACCCGCTCCTGATGGTGATTATCAGTTCGAGGAAGGTATGGAAGTGAAAGTAAAAGACGGAAAAATCTATGATATGGCTATCGTAGAAGTTGAAGTCGAGAAAAAAGAAGAAGACGAAATGCCAGAAGAGTATGGTGAAAAAAAGATGACTGAAGCTACATTAGTGGACGGAACGAAAATCACCAACGAGTCAGAGGAAGATTTCGCTGTAGGACAAAAGTTATTTGTTATCACAGAAGAGGGGAATACAGTACCCGCTCCTGAAGGTGAACATACCACTGAATCTGGTATTGTAGTTGTTGTTGACGGCGAAGGTACAATTACCGGTTTATCCAAACCTGATGGTGAAAAGGAAGGTTCATTGGATATGAGCATCGTAGAAACAATTGAAGAGTTTTCATCGGCTCTCGAAAAACTGATGAATAAAATCGACACGATGGAAAAGAAATTCAACGCCCTGAATGTTAAATTTTCACAATTCTCAGCTGAGCCTGCGGGTGAAAAAGTTTACGACAGAAAAGGATACATTGCGTCATTAAAAACAGAGAAGTTCAGCAAATTAGACGCTCTATATGAACTTCGTAAAATTAAAAATAATAAATAAAGAAATGAATAAACATAATTTCTCATTTGACTTATCCGGACTTCAAACTTACACTGACGAAGTCGGAGGAATGCTCTTGGCTGAAGCTATCGCTAAGGGTCGTACTGCGGAGGTTATCACAATTCAGGCTGGTGTAAAAGGTACACAGGCTTTGAATTTGTTGAGCTCTACTTTGAATGTACAAAATGGTACTTGCGGTTGGGATGCTTCAGGTACAACAACTTTTACGCAGCGTGATATCACAACTTGTCAATACAAGGTGAACGAAGCACTTTGTCCAAAAGACTTATTCGACTATTGGGCTGGACAATTCGTTAATGGTGGTGCTAATCCAACTACAGTTCCTTTCGAACAGCAAATCGCTGAATTGAAAGTTAAACAAATCCAAAAGTATATCGAGGACGAGTTGTGGGGTGCTTCTACAGCTACTACTTGTTTTAACGGATTGAAGACTTTGATTTCAACTGGAACTACTGGCGTTATTGCTACAGTTGGTTCATCTGCTATCACAACTACAAACGCTCTTAGCGAAGTAGATTTGGTAATCAACGCATTACCTGATTCTGTTCTTGACGATGACGATTTGGTAGTATTTATGTCTATGCAGAACTATCGCTCTTATGTTGTAGCTTTGCGTGCGGCTAATTACTTCCATTACTCACCTGAAGAAGCGGGTCGTGAATTCATCACTTATCACCCAGCAACCAAAATTCGTGTAATGGGTGTACCAGGATTACAAGGTTCAAACCAAGTAGTTTGTGGTAAAACATCTTACATCGTAATGGGTGTTAACCTTATGGACGATAGCGAAAAGCTCGATATGTTCTATTCTCGTGATTTTGACGAGGTTCGTATCCGTGCTAACTTCAACTTCGGAGTTCAAATCGCATTCCCAGACACATTCGTAACGAATAACTTAGCATAAACAAAAAACTAAATCAAATTAAAAAATGGCGGATTACTCATCTTGTTCAGTAACCAGTTGTATCGAACTCGGCTGTATCGGTTCTGTTGGAGGTATTAAAAAAGCTTACATCCTAAACGGAAGCGTAACCGGTGTTACATACGACGCGAACTCAGCTATTACAGGTATCACGGGTAATGGAACGCTATACACTTTTGAAGTACAAAAGCAATCATCATCTCTAACTGAAACATTCAACAATTCATTAGAGAACGGAACGCTTTTTTACCAGCAAGATTTGGTTTTAAGTTTTGCTAAAATCGATCAAGATAAAAGAAACCAAATGAAGCTCTTAGCTCAAAATCGTGGACTTATCGCTATCGTTGAAGACAACAATGGCGAACTCTATGTATTAGGTACAGACTTCGATGGTGGTTATCTTTCGGCTGGAACATCTGCGACAGGTACGGCTTTTGGAGATAAAAACGCATATGACATCACTTTATCGTTTTTCTCTAAAGAACCAATGAACCTGTTAGGTGCTTCACTTTCAAGTGTATTAAGCGGCATTACAGTTGACGCTTGTGCTTAAATTTCGAAGGGGGTTTAATTACCCCCTTCTTAGCCTTATTTTTTTTATATGTCGGTAATTTTTGGTGGTAAAGGACAGGAAGGAGAATTTATGTGGGGTCCGTTTGGTAAACGGAAAAAGTACCGCATCGCTTCTTTCCGTGAAGTTCCTGAATTAACAACAGAGGAGCGTAAAGCTCAAATTTTGGAAAAGATGAAGCCTTGGCGCTACACCGGGACTGAACCTTTCATTTCAGGTGAATTGGTTTTTGGTGGTGGTGGTGTCTACAGCGGCGCAACGCCTACTCCACCTTTCAATCCTTCCGATATCGAAGGATTAATGTATTGGAATGATTATACGGATATATCTAAAATGACTTTAGATACCTCAGCAGGTTCGACGACAATTTCAGGGGTAACCGATTCCGCAACTTCCGACATTCACTTCACTCAATCAACCAAATCATATCAGCCCATTTATGTAGAGGATGCTGGTGGTTTTAACTACGCTTATTCTCCTGCTGCGTCAAATTCAACAGGATTATTTGGTACATTCCCTTTACCAAGAAACTACACATTTTTCGCCGTCGTAAAATATAGAAGTGGTACTAGTGGTTTTAATTTCATATCAATTTGTGATGACGCAGCAGGAATACCAGCCTTCGCAGGTGCTGGTAGACACCATCAGTGGAGATTTTTATCTAATGTTAGAAATCAGTCTCACCCCTTCACTTCCGCAGGTGTTATATCAGCACCTGAATTCACCGACAATGATTTAGACGATGGTAACTGGCATGTTTTGGTATTCCGTACCCGTGAGTCAGGTGGTAATTTCATCGGTGAATTGTTTATGGATAACAACACCGTTAAGGGGACTGACCAGCAAGCGGGTATTGGTGATAGTACAATTACAGCATACAACATTGGGCTTTTATGTAGATTAAGTGGTGATATTCTGTTTAATTTTGCGGAACAATGGGCGTATGACACA